TCGATTTCCTTACGTACAACCTCGGCGTCAAGCCACGCTTCGCAAAGCACCACCATAGTTTGAGCCGACAGTCCCGCCCTTACATTCTCCCATTCGGTGATAGGCTTCATGAGCGGCTGCTCGTTATCGAGTTCAGCCATGTAAGCCTCCGCTTTCGAGCGGATGTGTTCGACGTATTCGCGTTCTGTCATTCAGATGCACCTCAGATCGGGCGTGTAGGGGCCGTACAGCCCCGAAGCTAGTCTTTAGCATCGATGATAGCCCCGGAGGCTTCCTTGGCCTCCTGCGGCTCGTGAGAGGCTTCAGCCTTGACCATCGCCCGGTACGTCCTCAGAAAGGCCCGGCATTCAGGTGCCCAGCTTTTCCAGATCTGTTCGCGATCGAACCCACCGCGCATGTTATCGGGGTTGTGGCCGTCCTGCTTGCACAGATCGCGGGCCATAGCTTCGATAATGGGGTCGGTCATGACTGGCTCCTCTGACGCACCCGTTCAGCTCGTTCGCAAATGCCAATGAGGGTGTTGAATTTAGCATTGACGACGGTATCCCAGAACTTATCATCACCCTTCGATTCTAGTATTTCAGACCAAACTTCCTTGTATTGCCAGACGGCTTGCTCCCAAGCCTCCCGTTCCTCCCTCACGGCATCGTCTATCGCTTTGGAGATGGCGGAGACGGCTTGATCGACCGAATCTTCCGGGTGAATATCCGAGCGGAAATAGTCATGCCGAAACTTGGCGACGATCGCTCTGGCTTTTTGTTCTGAGGTGGTCATGCAATCACCCAATCCGACTTCCGGTCGTCCTTCGCCATTTCAAGATAGCCGATCTCCTCGGCACGGTTCATGCCGCAACGATAGCTGCTGATGTTTTGATCGCCCTTGCCGTCCTCATCGATCACGATGATCGCCATGCGCTTGGCATTTTTGTAGCCGCCATTCGCAAGATCGTCCTTGACCAGAGCGAGTAGTTCCTCGCAGGTGGTGTTCATGCAGTCCTCATGTCTGCGTATGCGCGCAGCAGTTAGATCTGAAGTGCTCATCAGATTTTCCCTTCCTTGCGCATCCGCGCCCTGTGGTTTTGTCCCCACGGGCGCGGGCTTCAAAACGACCCATGCCGTCATTCAAGACTTCGCAGAGCCGGGACAGGATCTGATCTGTGGTGGCGTCAGAGTTCATGCCGCGTCCTCGCCGCCATACGCTCGGCTGCTTTTCTCGATGACGCGGGCGACCGGTTCGCTGATATGCTCCCAAGCATCGGGAAGTTCCGCGACATGATTATCCGGACGATCCGCAAATGACCCGCACCAATGAGCACCCTTCGTGGTCGGCCACGCTGTCGTGGCGTAAGGCTCGCCGGGTCCATACGATTGCTGGACTAACTGAGGCGGCGATAACCGGCAGTCGCCGGCGATAGTTGGCATCACCTTCTCGGGCGCATGGAGATCCCTGCAAGCCCAATGACGGCAGTACATGCAAACTTGTTTCTGATCTTTGCTCATCGTCTTACCTTTCTACGCTGCCATGCTTACTTGCAAATAGTCGCGATTCCACATCTCTCTGTCATAAGCAGAATAGTATCTATAAGTATTCTGGTCAAACCAAAGTCCTATTTTTCCTTCGAAATCCCCATTTCTTTGCTTGGCGACGTTGAGCAAAACACCTGGAGTTTCTTTCAATTGCTCGGCTTCTTCTTGACTTCCTGCAACTTCCAATTTGCGGATTTCATCTTCAAGCTGCCGGTTGCGCCAGACTGTCATGATATTGAAAGCGTTCGCGCCGATCTCCATTGCGCCCTTTATGTCCTCGGTTTCCGGTGCGCCAGCTGATGCCGTTCCCTTGCGAGAATGGGCAACGAGATGCAGGTGAACGCCTCGCTCAATCACCCAATCTACGAGCTGGAACACAACCTTTTCCTGGCCCGTGTAATCGTCGCTGGCGACGCCGAGCCGCATCAGACTGTCGATGATGAATTGATCGCAGCCATATTTGGCGCGGGCATAATCGAAGACTTCGAGAATGGGGGCGACGCCAGCCTTGCCGACCAGATCGTAAAGCAGCAATCCCTGATCCAGCCATATGAGCGAATCCCCGATTGCCTTTGCACTCGGGCGCTCGACGCCAGTGGTCTGCTTGCACATCCGTTTCAGCGATTGCGCGGCGCGCATTTCCAGACTCGAAACGCAGATGCGGCTGCCCTGCTTGATCCAGTCCACTGCGCAGTCGGAAAGGATCTGGCTTTTGCCCGCGCCGGATGCGCCACTCCACAATGTCATTTCGGCCGGGCGGAACAGGAGCTTGCCCTTCAGCTTGCCGTATGGTGTGTGATAGCCGACATGTTCGCCCTCGGCCGGCCAGAACAGGTGAATGACGGCATCCGTGAAATCGCTCGCCTTACGGAGCCCTTCCGGGTCGAGGCTGACAGTTTCGTGCATGGCCTTATCGATGGCCTCTTTCGGGATGCCGCTTGTCAGGCATTCGTTGGCGTCCTTCAGGGGAAGCGTGACGCGGTAGCAGCGATGCCGCCCAAGCCGCGCGGCGATTTCCTCCGCCGCTTCGTTGCCGCCCTTGTCCATGTCGAGCGCGAGATAGATTTTCTCAAAGCGCTCCATGCGTTCGAATTCGTTCTCAATCCATTGCTGCTTGCCGCCCTTGCCGCCGCCGAAAGGAACCGAAAGCGCCGGCCAGCCATATGCCGCCATCGATGGCGCGTCCAATTCGCCCTCGGTGATCGTGACTTCGCGAGCGTTATCCGGGATCGCCTGCCAGCCAAACAGGACCGGCTCGGCATTCGTGGTTGTCGGCTTCGGCTTCGCGCCAGCTTCGGCCTTGCGAACCTTGACCAACGCCAACTCGCCATCCGGCAGCAGGAACGGGAAAACGATCAAATCGCCCTGCTCAGCGATCTTGTACCGAGCCAGGATGTGGTCGGGGATGTTGCGCTCTTCGATCAGGTAATCCTTCACCCGGCCGCGCGGCGCGTTGCATTTCGGTTTCGGCGGCCGGATATAGCTTTTCTTCGGCTCCCTGTGCGGTTTCGGACGCTCAAAGCCCAGCCAGTCGCGGGCCTCCTGCATCGCCTGAGCAAGCGTCACGCGCCGAACCGCGACCCACAGGTCGAGCAAGTCCCCGACTTCGCCGGTGCTGAAATCGCTCCACACGCCAGCCTTCGCGCCGGTCAGATGCACGCCGAGGCTCTGGCCTTTCTCGCCACCGACGGACCCGGCGCGCCATTCGCTGGACTGCTTCACGCCGTTCGGCAGCAGGTATTCCGCCACGGTTTGCGCTTTGTCCGCAAGGGCTTGCTTGATGCGGCCGATCTCCATCAGAGCACCCCATCGTAGAATTTGCTATACTTGCTTTTCGGGTCGGATGGCTTGGTCTGGTTGTATTTGGCCTCGCGCTGCAACGTGTTCCGGCACCAGTTCTGCCACGTCGATCGCCAGTTTTTCTTGAAGCCCTTGCTGTCGGGAACCGAGAGCCAGTAATCCTTGAACTTCTTCGAAGCCGTGATTACCCAGTCCCGATCACGCTTGCATTCGTGCATGGCCCACTGGCCCCACTCGTTCGGCAGGTACCAGTCCTCCGGCAGTCTCGAACTGCCATCATCACGCGCTCGCGCATTCTCTCTCTCTATTAAAACATTATTCTTAACCTTATTATATTGTGGCCCTTTATTTGGCCCTTCATCTGGCCTTTCATCTGGCCCTTTTTTGGCTTCAGCTATTGATATGACGTTGTAATTAAACGGTTTTTCTTCCGTTTCATCTGGCCCTTTATTTGGCCCTTCATCTGGCCTTTCATCTGGCCCCTGATTTTGTTCATCGCTGAGCTTCATCAGCTCGAAAACCGTTTGATAAATGTCGTAATTGCAGATAGTGAGAATGTTGTTGTAGCGCCCTGTCTTACCCTTTGAGGTTGAAGCGTCGGATCGCACCATGAACTCTTCTTCGAGTTGCGAGATGAAAATCCGGACGGTCTTTTCCGACCAGTTCCAGCGGTCGGCAAGCCAGCTTCTCGCCGCCATGAGTTGGCCGCGCTGCAACGTGACCGACTTGCCGCGGTTGATCACCTCGAAGGGCTTCCACTGCGCTTCCATGAGGAGATCCTGCCAAGCCTCGTACTTGGAGTACGACCCGCGCGCCGTGTCGGCCGGCCTTACTGGCTGGCCCATGCCCACAACGCTGTGATCGCGCATGTCCCGACTGACGGAGATCCAGTTGCCCGGCCTGGTCCCGCTATTATGCCCCTGTCCCGGTGTGTTCATGCTGCGCCTCCCTTGATGCGATCGATGACGGAGCGGAGCGAAACGTATGGATCTGGTTCGTCCAGCCGTCCGATGACTTCGGATACGAACGCATCCTTCTCCATGCCCCTGGTGAGATAGGAGATCATCAGGCTGCCAAGGTCTGCGATTAGCTGGTCTGATCGCTCTGCCGCCTCTATCAGATCAGTGACCCCAAGTGACGAAAGGAGTATCTCGGCGGGGATCTCGACGGCTGCTTCGCCTTCTCCAATCCTGTCGGCAAGATCTGGATCGTCGACCACCTTGCCGATGATGCCGTAAAACTTGTCGCCATCGAACTTGTAGACAGCAGGGCATGCGCCCAAGGAGCAACGATGCTGAGGGGCGGTGATGTTGATGAGTTTACGCATTGGCGGTGCCTCCCGCAGAGAGAATGGCTCTGCCGATTATTTCCGGGATTTGGGGGACGAGGGTATTGCCGAGGGCGGCAAGTCCGTGTATCCGGCCGGATACCCCATCATCCACTCCACGAAGCGACGCAGCGAATTCTTGCCAATCAGTCTCCCAGTGCTCTCGTAAAGCTCGGTCCTGTTGCTCCCTGATGAGCGCAGGCCGGAGCATCGGCGGGGCGTCGGCAGCCGGTGCGAACTGTTCCGTTTGTTGCCGCGGATGACCTGTATTAGATCGCCGCGACCTCCCCTGTCCGCATCCGATGCCCTGGGCGTAGGCAATAATCCAGATACGGTCTCGTTCGTGAGGTGCGCCAACGGCGCAAGCCGGGATAGCGTGCCACTCCGCATCGTACCCGAGCGAGGCCAAGTCCCCGAGAACACGTCCAATTCCCCTGACAAGCAAATCTGCGACGTTCTCCACGATCGCGTAGCGTGGTCGTAATTCGCCAATAAGCCTTGCGAACTCAGCCCAGAGTCCGCTACGCTCGCCATCAATTCCTGCCTTACGTCCGGCTCCGCTGATGTCCTGGCAGGGGAATCCTCCGCAGATAACATCTGGGTAAATTCCATCTGCGGCCAGTCGTCCGATGGTGAGGTTTCGAACGTCGTCATAAACAGGCACCTCCGGCCAATGCTTGCGGAGGACCGCCTGGCAATAGGGTTCGATTTCGCAGAAGGCGACGGTCTTGAAGCCGCCGGTTCGTTCAAGGCCAAGCGAGAATCCGCCAATTCCCGAAAACAGTGAGAGAACACGATAGGTCATACCAGCTCTCCCGTGTGAAAGCCCTTCCAGCCAGTGGTGGCTGCTCCCGGTGCAAATTTCCGGGCTCCTTCTGCAAGCGTCTCCAGCCCGAGACGGAGAATGTTCTGCGCAGCGTTCACGTCGCGGTTGTGCGCCGCTCCGCATTCGCCGCAGTCCCATTCTCTTATTCGGAGATCCTTCAAGCCTCTCGGCCCGCTCCTTGCACCGCAAGAAGAACAGTCCCCGGAAGTGTTGCGCTCACGGGCCTCAAGAGCGCTTCCGCCATGCATAGTTGCCTTGTACGAAAGCTGGCTCTTGAAGTCCGCCCATCCGGCATCGAGCACGCTCTTTGCCATATGAGTCCGAGCAATCTTCGACGGACTGACATCGCCAATGATGATCAGCCCGTATTCCTTCGCCAGCGCGGTGCTGGCCTTGTGTAGAAAATCCTTGCGACGGTTCGCGATCTTGGCGTGAATGTTGCGAACGCGCTTTGATTTCCGGGCGCGCTGAAGGACGGCAAGCGCAGCCTCGGATTTGCGATAGAAGCGAGGAGTTTCGATCTTCCGACCGTCGCTCAGTGTGGCGAGATCTTTCAGGCCAAGGTCGATGCCGACGCGGGTGAGCGGGGCATGGTCGGCAGTCGCGACCTCGACAACGGCGTTGATGTACCAGCGGCCTTTCGAATCCTGATTGAACGAGCCTGCACCGAACTTTGCGCATTCCGGAAAATCGCGTTGGTGCATCAGGTCATAGTGTTGCCCACGAAACTTGAATGTCTCGCCGTCGAACGACACGGACTCAGCATGAAACGGTATCCACCCAAGCGATTTGCGGCTGCGCCAACGGAGCCACGGTTTGCGCTTTGTTTTTCGTGAACGGTCGTATTGCTGGCAGACCTTGCAGATGCTTTGCGCTGAAAGTCCGAGCATCTCCGACGACCCGGATGTTAGCTTTTGGAGATCGACGGCCGTTAGCCATTTGCGGCCGGATCGGACTGCTTTCTGCTGTGTTTCGTTGCAGTAATTCCAGACGTAGTTTATCGCCCGTGCTTGCCGGTTCAATTCAGACGAGTGCCTGTCGCGAAGGCGAAACTTGTATGTTAGTTTCATGCTGCGCCTCCAACCGTGCGAGCCGGCGCAAGAGCGGCGACAAGATCGGGATTGACGTATTCTGGTTGAATAGGGGCTGAGACACGCTCAGGAAGCGCTACACCGGGGAATTCGGTTTCAGCGGCCCGAGACATCAGATCATATGGATCTCCAGTGTACGGGTCTGCAATCAGGCCACAGACACGAAGCGAGAAAACCGCGTGTTTGGCGCTGTAGCAGGATGTGATCCATTCCCTGATGATGCCACGGTAGATGAACTTTGCATCGGGGGCGGCGTTGAACCGGGCGAAAAGCGCTTGTCTCTGCTCCGGTGGCGCAAGCTTGGGGCCGATGTCTATCGCCGTGAAGTCGTCGCCATCGGCACCGATGTTGACGGTGTCTAGCGGCAGTTCATCCAAGGCTTGCGCCGAATATGATTTGCGGTTATATATCTCTTGCATTTGTAAGTGGCCTCCTCGCCACCGCTAAATGTTGTGTTTCAGTTTTCGGCTCATCTTCTTGAGCCTCTGCCTCCGGGGCGGGTTGCCAAAAGCCCCCAAGTCATTCATCAAACTCTGCGAAATTCTGGATGGGCTGCTGCCAACAGCCCACCAGCCTCGCCGTGTCCAAGCCCCCAAGCCAGACACGGCCGATCAGCCATAAACGGCGATCTTCTCAACCTCCTGCTCCATCGGGTTAAAGATGTAAGTCGAGCCCTTTCCGCTCGAACGGTCGATGCCGACGCCGACCTTTTTCAACGCCAGACCGAGTTGCTGCGGGCCAAGCTTTTTGACATTGGCCATCGAACACCATTGGCTGTGATGCCAGCGGGCGCTGACAGCACTGACAACGCGGCGACCAGTGCCAGGAGGGGCGAATTCCAGCGACCATGCACGGGCGATTTCTTCCGGCTTGACGATCTTGTCTCTGACAACGGTAAGCGTTGGTTTTTCAGGCTTTGACAACTGAACTGACAACGCCATCTCGCGCTTGACCATGTCGCCAAGAGCATTGCCAGTCTTCCTTGTACCTCCAGACGGGCCAGCAGGCGTTGTCAGGGACTTGGGCGGTTCGCTGGCAACGATCGGAGCGCTATCGGCTTCCGGGGCTGACAACGGCTCTCTGACGATCTTGCGGCCAAAGAACGGTGACCAGACAGCCCAAAGGCCGAATGCTGTTGCGCACTCGATCAGCCCTGCAAAGAAAAATTTGATGAAGAGCGCAACGCTTGCAGCCGCAACGCCACTGAGCGCCGTTATCGAGTCCGTCCGTGGATCGATGACAGTAACGCGATCAGTCTTGCGCAATTCCTGACGCAGTTCGTCAAGTCTGCCGTCCAACCATGCCGCCGCCTCGGCGTTGCCAAGCTCCGCTTTCAGCTTGTCGTATTGCGGGCAGTGCTGTGCCGTCACCGGGCCGTCGATTTTCTGACAACCGTTTATGCCCGGTACACGAAGCAGAGCGTCGATGTCAGCCCGTACGGTGTTCTGCGGCCGCGCCGCTTCGACATGCTTGCGGCGCTCTTGCAACTGATCGATCTGCGATGTCAGCGCTTGCCATTGTGATGCCGTTTTTCCACGGTCATCTTGCAACGTGGCAAACTGGCTTGACATGAAACCGACAGCCGAAAACATCGACCAGCCGGTCGCGCCGATAAACAGCATGAACAGCGCGATGGCTTGCAGCGGGTATCGCTTGTGCCACAAGACGAAAACGCCGATCAGCGCGACGATCTTGAGGAAGTCGAAAGCGATCGACGCAGCACCAATGATTGGACCGCCGAATGACAGGCCATACAGAAAGTTCCCCGCGCCAGAGACGCCAATCAGGATAAGCAGCGCCAGCGATGCCGGAGCAACCCACCATAGATCCTTGCGTTGAGTCATGATTACCTCTACGATTGCTACTCGGATACGCGGGGGAACTGGAACGCGGGACGCTACATTGATGGGACTTCACAAGTCGGGAAGGCTGACGGGCCTGTTCCCGGCTTTCGCTTTTCAAAGCATTCGATCGTAAGAAATCTGGAACCAAAGCCAGCGCGCCCACCAGAGTGTAGCGCCCTGCTCGCGGGCAAACTCGGTGAGGTCTTTCTTCGTGAAGCTCGGCTTCCACCAGAAGGTGAACGGGCAAATGCTGAAGCTGATCCTCATGGCGCTCATCGGGTACGGTATGACTTTCATCTGATTTCCGCGAAGGATACCCCGGCGTTCAGGCCGGGGAGGAATTCGCGCCTTTCTTGCTTGAACTTTTCAAGAACATCTCCAATATGGAGAGAATGAAACTGATTGCGAATATCAAACTCAAGCCGACGCCAGAGCAGGAAAGTCTGTTGCGGCAGACACTTGAGCGTTGCAATCAGGCTTGCAATTACCTCTCCGCTCGCGGCTTCGAGACGGGCAAGACCCGGCAATTCGACTTGCACCGGCTGGCCTACGCTGAAATTCGCGAGATGTACGGGCTGACCGCGCAAGCCGCCGTCCGTTGCATCGCCAAAGTGGCTGACGCCTACAAGGTCGGCAAAGACGGGCAACGCAGCTTCCGCCGCTTCGCCGCACAGCCCTATGATGACCGGATCGTGCGTTTCCTGTCCGATGATCGAGTGAGTATCTGGACGCTTGCCGGACGCGAGAAGATCCCCTTCGTCTGTGGTGAACGCCAGAGCGCGCTGCTCGCCTTCCGCAAGGGCGAAGTCGATCTGATGTTCGTCAAGAGCAAGTGGTATCTCGCTTGCGTCTGCGACGTTCCGGACCCGGAAGAGATCGGCATCGAAGGTGTTCTTGGCGTCGATCTCGGTATCGTCAATCTCGCCTTCGATAGTGACGGCAACAGCCATACCGGAGCGGACATCGAGAAAGTCCGCAGTAAGCTCGCACGCCGCAAGGCCGGCCTTCAAAGCCGTGGAACCAAGGCCGCAAAACGTCGCCTGAAAGCACTCGCGGGTAAGGAGGCCCGCTTTAGAAAACACACTAACCACTGCATATCGAAGGTGCTCGTTACCGAGGCTGAACGCTCCCGGCGCGCGATTGCGATTGAGGAACTCACGCATATCCGCCGCAGGGTTAAGGCCCGCCGCCCACAACGATCGCGCTTGCATTCCTGGTCTTTCGCCCAGCTCCGCGCCTTTATCGAATACAAGTCGCGTCTCGCCGGGCTTCCGGTCGTCAAGGTCGATCCGCGCTACACCTCCAAAGGGTGCCGCGTCTGCGGAACGATCGACGATAGGAACAGACCTAATCAAGCTACCTTCTCCTGTGTTGCGTGCTCTCATTCTGAGCCCGCCGATTTACACGCTGCTCGCAACATCGCGTTGCGGGCGAGGGCGGCACTTGTAACCCCGCCCTTATGTTCTCAGGCCGCCTAAAATGCCGCCTAGGGAAAAGCCTCGTCCTTCAGGGCGGGGATCGGTTACGGTCAGCGTTCTCCTTAGTGCTTCACATCCGGGATAAGCGGATCGACGCCACCGTTGATGACCTTGCGCATTTCCGCCGGCAGTTGACGGAAAGCGGCTTGACCATCTTCGCTGTAGACCCACTCATCGGATTCTTCTTTCGTGGCGTCGAACTCTCCGGTTGCCGCACGCTTCGCGAACGCCTCGTATTTCGCTGCATTCGCTGGTGACGCCTGTTCAGCAACCTTGCGAAGCTCGGCGGCTAGTTTGTCTCGTGTGCGCATTGCGTATCCTTTCCGAGCTGCATCTTCACATCTCCGCAGAGAGGGCATTGCAGAAGCATTTCGGTTCGATCTATCGTTATCCGCCCACAGCACAGATGCGGGCCACGCTTGGCCGAACAGTGCGCGCGGATGATCGTTGACCGGATGCCTTCATAAAGTTCGGCTTCCTGCTTCTTTGGACGTGCCGGCGGCCAAAGACAGACGTTCGCTCTCATCGTTCCCCCGGAGCTTTGATCGACCAGTCCAGCCGGTTCTTCGCGAAATCACATTGAACCGGCGTGTACTGTGTCAGCGTCAGCCGGAGACGCCCGGTCAGCAAAAGGCGGAGCCTGTCGCTGAAGCTGAAGTTCAAGCGGATTTCCGAGCGCATCCAGCCCGGAAGATCGTCAACGCCTTCGGGATCTTCGCCATGATGGAAACGGAAGCCCATCGAGCGCCAGAACCGTTCCATCCGCGTCGGGATGTGGTACGCCGCGTAGCCGCCGTGGGGCTTCGCTTCCGGGGCGTCTTCTGCTACGGTGCTCACTGTGTCGGCTCCACATAGAGACGAGCGCGCACGGCGCAGTCCTTGGCTTCGAGCAGCTTCCGCAGGGCGACCGTCCGTTCTGCGTTAGAAGGAAGGAACTGGACGATCCATTCCGCCGTCATGTGAAATTGTCGGCTCACTTCCTTCAAATGATCAGGGAGATGATCGAAAGCGAAAAACTGCAGCATACGGTCTTCCATCAGCGTTCTCCTCCGGTTCCTTCACCGCCTGGCAGCATGCTCGGGGCGGCGTCAATATATTCAGACGCAGCTAATCCTAGTGCTGCGAGGACCGCGATCAGCGCGATCCAGGGCCAATAGGCTTTTAGGAATTCTGTCATTGTCAGTCTCCCTTAAGGAAAGCTTCGAAAGCGCGGGAAGTTTTGACGATACTCTCATCGTCGGGCATGTCGCCGCGAACCCTGATTGCCATATCCAGCGCAATGATCCGGCGCTGCTCGCTTTCGTTAAAGCGAGTGCTATTATCGACCTCGCACTCTTCCTGCTCTTCGGCGCGGTAGTCGGTCATTTCGTCCATGTGTCAGTCTCCATTGTTGATTGCTGCCCGGCAGCGTATTGCCGCCGGGCTTGGTGAAACGTTAGGGATTAGAAGCTGTTGAGCTTGATTTTCAGCGTGCCTAAAATCTTCGTTTCCCCGAGATCATCGTCAACGCTGGTGCCGACGTTGCTGTCAGCGTCGTAAACATCGAAGATCGTTTCCTTGTTGTAGAAGGTGTGTGTGCCTTCGATTCCGAGGAAGATGTTGTTGGCTGCTGCAAACTCGATGCCGCCGCCGACAGTGATGCCGTCAAAGGTCGTGGTCTTGCTGAGAGTGGCCGCATTGCTTGTGACGCTCAGATCGTATTCGGTCTGAGTGTAGGCAGCGAGGGCGTAGAGCAGAGTACTGTTGTTGACCAGCACACCGGCGCGAGCGCCAACCGACCAGTCATCGCCGCGTTCGAGCTTGAAGCTGTCACCGAACAAGACATTCGTGCCGTCAGCATCCATGCTCGAAAAGCCATAGGTGCCGAAGACGCCGGCCAGAAGGCGATTGCTGAGCTGCTGGTCATAGCCGACGCGGATATCGCCGACGAGGCCGGTGCTGTTCAGGCCGTCGAGAGAGGCGATTTCGCGGCTGTCGCCGGAGATCGTTGAAAACGATTCGTCGGGTTCCGCTTTGGTATCGACATCTTCACATGAAGCCCACACTGGGTTAGGGTCAGCTGCTTCAATTCGGTTCTCCAGTGTCTTCTCTCTGTCCGGATCGGAAAACGGATCGAAGTCAATGCTAGACGTATTATCAGAGCAGTACCCTTTGAAATAATCCCGCACGCTCAGGTCGTGATTTGCGTTCCCATACCCGATAGCACCGCCGAGATAAAATCCAGTCCAGTTCACCGCAGTTCCCTGCGGAGCCGAGCCATAGGCTTCATCATGGCGTTTGTCGAAAATATCGGCCGAGTGTGCAGGGGCAGAAAATGCCAAAATTCCTGCCGCGATTGTGGCGATTTTGGTTGATGCAAGTGCTTTAATCATGGTATCATCACTTTCGTTGAAAGATGTGACTTTGAAGCCACTGTGTACCCGCTGCGCTAACAGCGGGATCTCGTAAAATCATCTGACATTGGAGAGGCTTTCCTCCAGATCGAGCTGCTTAGGCTTCGCGCTTGGAGCAGCGACGAAGAGATCGCCTTGGGCGTAGGCTTGCTCTATGCGGCGCGCTGCTGCCTTGAAGTGTCCCGCGTCTTTTTCGATGCCGATAAACTTGCGACCAAGCTGCATGCAGGCAATCGCAGTCGGGCCACCGCCCATGAAGGCGTCCAGCACCGTATCTCCGGCATCGGTGCTATTGCGGATCATGCGCGCCATGAGGGCTACAGGCTTCGGTGTAGGGTGGTCCCCGAACAACGGGCGGGCTATCCGCCACAGGTTTGCATCCCTGCCATTGCGGAGCACGTGGCGGCCCTTATGTGCGAAAAGGATCAGTTCGACCTGATTGCCATAGTCGCCAGTGAGATCGCCGCTGGTGTGGTTGGTCTTATCCCAGACGATTGGCGTCTTGAGGGTTAACCCTGCCTGCTCAATAGTTTGCTGCCAGAGCGGCGCAACATCAAAACGTGTGCACAAATACATAGCGCCGCCATCCCGAAGCGGACGCGCCATCATTGCGACAGTATCTATGGCGGCACGATCATCCTCATTGAGCATGATCGTGTCGCCGTGTTTCCTCCTGGAGGAAACATAAGAAATCCCGTAGGGGGGATCGGTCACGACGGCGTCAATGTTGTGGAGCGTCGGCAGGATGAACCGGCAATCCTCACAATACAGCGTACAATCGCCGATCACGACTTTCGATTTTTCCAGCCGTTCCCGCAGGGAAGAAATCGCCACGTCGTATGACTTGCTCGAATTGTCTGCAGCGTCATACATTCGAGACCTCCCCGCGCTTGGCGACCCGCGTTTTATTCTTCGCGTAACGAGCGCATACAGGCTTACGGGATTTGACCTTGGCCTCATCGCGTTCGACTTTGACTTTGCCGTCCTTGTCGATTTGAAGACGGTAGATGTCGCCGATTTTAGTCATGCCACGGCCCGCCGTTTCAGGTATTCTTTGTCTCTCCAATGGCCGATGGAATTGGCGACGCTGGCCTCATCGACATCGAGCTTCTTGGCGATCTGAGTTGTGTTGAATTTCCGCCACCACATATTGATGGCGCGGCGGAGATCGTAGTCATCAAGGCGAGGGTAATCGCTCATGCAGCGGGCCACTCCGTATATTTGTCGAGGATGTTGTAAACCGCCTTTGGGCGCTTCCCGAGCGCCTGAGCTATGGACTTTGGCGGCCAATTCCATTTGCAACGAAGGCGGATGACCAGATCGGTATCTTCTCCCCTCCATCCTTCACGGCGGCCAGCCATCCCGCGCTCAAGGAAGGTCGAGCGCGTTGCCAAATTCATGTCACGCAGGCGCGATATGATGGAATTGCGCGTCCGGCCGGGGAAATGGTCAACCATCTCAGCGGGAGTCAGACCTTGCGCATGGAGGTTGCGGAGCTTTTGCTTTTCGATGTCAGTCCATCCGGCCATCGTCTCGTTCCGTGTGGGTGGTCCGCAGGCGATGGGGGGCTACCTGCGGACCTGGGCAACTAGAGGGATTTGCCTATTCGCTAATCCTTACTCGCGGCGACGCGTAACATGCCGAACGCAACGCTTACGAAACACACGAGGGACTACCCAATTTGGCGGCTTCAAATAATGCCTGCATTGCAGGCCGACCAGCCCACCGCCTTTGACTCACGCATTGGGTATTTCGGACGCCCTCTATACTGTCGCCCGCCGAAAGGAGGGGCGGTCGGTAAACTCGGGAACTAGGCGGCGGCACCTTCATGCTCGCGAATGGAGCCTTCCGCGCCGCGCGCCCGCAAATTGGCGTTGTAGATCTGATCGACGGAGACCTTCGCCAGCGTCATGATCAGATCCCAGTACTCATCCGGTATGCCGTTCTTGTTCCACTTGTAGATGGCCCAATGCGTCCGCCCGACCTTCTTCGAAAGCTCTACGGGTCCGCCGCAACGCTGGACAATCTGCTGGCATGTGAGAATGTGATTTGACATTTCATGGCATTATATTGGACTATAATTCCAAAGATCAAGCGTTTTTTTCCAGTGCCCTGCCTGTGATCTCCATTATTGTGGAAATCATGAGATGGCATGAACGCATGGTAAAATTGATGAATGAGAGGGGATGGTCACAGACAGTGCTCGCCGAGCGCTCTGGCGTCCCCTATCACCAGATCACGAAATACGCACGCGGCGCGGTGGATCAGCCGCGCGGGAGCACTATAAGTAAAATTGCTGAAGCTCTTGATGTGTCAGAGCAATTCCTGATCTTTGGGGTTGATAGCGCAGATAAGTTATTCAATTATGACAAACTGCCCAATGTAGAAGAAAGCTTGCGCGTCCCGAAAGTCACACTGAAAGATCTCTCTAATTATAAAGCGGGACACGATATTCTAAGCATCTGGTCTGGGGACATGAGCACACCAATCGATCGGGCGCATGGCGCGTCCTGCTTTACCGTCGATGTTGATGACAACAGTATGCTGCCGCAATTCTCGGTTGGCGACACCTTGCTTTGTGACCCGGAAGCCACAATAGAACCAGGCGATTACGTCCTTGCCCTCGCAAATGGCAGCGAGAAAGCCGTATTCAGGAAGTATCGCCTTGCGAAGGCCGCTGGCAACGGCACGCCAAGGATAGAGCTTCGCCCCCTGAATGCCGACTACCCCATTGACCTGATCGACACCGACCACCCCGGACGGATCATCTGTCGCTGTATGGCGGTCATCAAGAACCTGTAGCGGAAATATCACCGAATCAGCCTCTGTGAATAAATTGGATTAAAATTCCAATTCCCACTTGACGCGCCCTTTGAATGGAATTAAATTCCAATTCATCGGACGGCTTCCCCCCGGTCGCCTCCGAACTCTACCAAACCCCGGACCTCGCCCCTGAAGCTTGGTCCGGGTTCAAAGAGCAAGAAGGGTCAAACGCCGTGGAATTCAAAATCACAAATCGATTTACCGGCTCAGTGATCTTCACGGCTGAAATCGAAGCCACCGAAGATACGCCGATCAGCATCAAATTAGGCTTAGCAGTGAAGAAGGCTGTTGAAGCGGGTGCCGACCTCTCGGGTGCCAACCTCTCGGGTGCCGACCTCTCGCGTGCCTACCTCGCGGGTGCCGACCTCGCGCGTGCCGACCTCTCGGGTGCCGACCTCGCGGGTGCCTACCTCGCGCGTGCCGACCTCGCGGGTGCCGACCTCGCGGGTGCCGACCTCTCGGGTGCCGACCTCTCGGGTGCCAACCTCTCGGGTGCCGACCTCTCGGGTGCCAACCTCGCGCGTGCCTACCTCGCGGGTGCCGACCTCGCGCGTGCCGACCTCGCGGGTGCCGACCTCGCGGGTGCCGACCTCTCGGGTGCCAACCTCGCGCGTGCCTACCTCTCGGGTGCCTACCTCGCGCGTGCCGACCTCGCGGGTGCCGACCTCGCGGGTGCCAACCTCTCGGGTGCCAACCTCTCGGGTGCCGACCTCTCGGGTGCCTACCTCTCGGGTGCCAAAGACATTCCCGATTTCACCATGCCAGACGGCCTGAAGTTCAGCCAGTACAAGCGCGAAGTTGTTCCCGCACTGCTGACCGCTGGCGGCAAGACGCTGGATGACATCAAACAGTCAGGCGCTTGGGACTGCCACGATTGGACCAACTGCCCGATGGCGCACGCTTTCAACGTCAGGACGATTGAAGAAATCCCGCCGCTGTATCGGGCGCGGGCGAAGGAATTCATTCAGTTTTTTGATAGCCGCTTGCTGCCTGCTCCGTGGGTTGATGAAAGCGCTGAAACGGAACCTGCATCGGAATAACCGAACTCTCTGCCTCCTCCCTCAGTAATGGAAGAGAGCAACTGCATAGAAGTTATGAGCGGCCCCGCAGGGGGATAGCCCGGAAAGCAATAGGCGGTTGGCCAGAAGCATAGACCGATGAGGCTCATGAATAATCTGAAGGTTCGAAGCCTTCTCCGCTCACCAAGTTTTAAACAGAGGATTGATTAAATGATTTCTGCACCGAGAGTTGAAAGTCTTATCTCCTCCCCAGACTCCTCTCAGGAGCAGTATGCGGGCCAGTCAGAAGAACACTCAATGAATAAACGACTGGCCCGTGGTTACATCCCCTCTATCTGCGCGGGCGTCTCGATCCTGCCACTCATGTTCGTTTCAGCGGTATTTCCCATGCAGTGGGACGGCATCATTGCCGTCACCGGATGGTCAACGCTGGCGGTAGCCTACATCGTTCACGTCCTGAACCGGATGCGCAGGGATCTGCATACAGGCTATCGCAACTGGTGCGAGATGCACAAGCGCGTGCATGTACTTGCTGATGGATACAAGGCATCGGAATGCGCCCGCGAGCGGCTTATCAAAGAATATAACACTTTATATGCCGAACACCTTCTGCAGCGGGGCGCTATCCCTCTTGTGGCCAAGAGGGCGCGCGGCGCGGCGGCGGACTCGCCTAGCGGGGTAAATGGGTCCGCCGTCGTTGTCCCTTTCAAGACAGATGGAGCGGCTTGACATGATCAGCCAATACGAAGACGGACCCGATCTTCCGACAGAGGAAGAGTATCAGCGGGCCACCTGTAGCATCAAGCCGTGTCCATTCTGCGGCGGTGAAGCAGTCTTCAACGAAGATCCCCACCCTGAATGTGAAGGGTTCTGGATCAACTGCACGCAGTGCAAGGCATCGACAGGCACCCATTACGAGCATGTAGAGGACATGGTTTCAGCGTGGAACCTCCGCAATCCAATTGCTGTGATTGCCCCGCTTACGCCTCTCGTGGAAGCTCTCGAAATGGTGCGCGACGCTGACGAAGATTGCAAGCGTGATGGACTGAATACGATGCCGCCTATGGCACGGGCGAAGATTGATGCAGCGCTCAAACTGGCGATGGCAGAGACATGACCGACCGCACCCCCGTCACCGTCTCTGAAGCTCGTGCAATCGCCGAAGCTCAGTACAAAGAGATGGTCAGCCCCGATGGCATCAAGGCCGTAACCCGCGCCGAGTGGCTGCGGAACCGCTCTGGAGAACTTCTGCGGATCGGTGCCGAGCAGCATGAGATCTCTCTAATTCAGCGAGGCGACCAATGACCGACCGCTGCGCCTGCGTCTCCCCTGACGCCTACGAATGCCATGCACACCGCTACGGCATAGACGAGCAGGATATTGCTGCCATCGAGATGGATGGCGGGCCTTGTGAGTGCAAGTGCCATCAGAGCGAGGAAGATGATGAGCAAGCTTAAGGCAACGCCGGGACCGTACATTCGCGAACGCACGACGATTTATAAGCTTGAGCATCGGGATGATTATCACGAGGACGGCAGCCCGTTTTTTGTGAACCGCTTTCAGGCTCATGTCAGTGGCGTTGGCAAGGATCGCGGCGCTCCCCCTGAAGAACTGGAAGCCACGGCACAGCTTTTTGCTGCGAGCTGGGACATGTACGAGGCGCTCGAAGACGCGCGGAAGGCGATCTCGAACGCAATCGAGGTTGTCGGCTCCCGAAAGGGTGACCCAGAATTTGCAACTCTCGCCAAAGTCGAAGCAGCACTGGCCAAAGCACGAGGCGAGCAATGAGCAAACCCCCGACCTACGAATTCGATGTCATCGTGACCGTTCGCCGCCGTGTCCATGTCTCTGGACCGACAAATAAGGAAATGGCTCGGGGCGTTCTCAAGTCGGCAATCCAAGGTCTCGGCCTCGGCCCGTTCAACAAATACGGCAACGACCGGCATCCCATCGAAACCATCGTGAGCAACGACTTCGAACTCGTTGATGTGGAGCGCGAGCAATGACCACCCCATCCGTAGAAGCCTACATCAGTTTAGACGGCACCGGCTACACGATCAGCGACAAGGGCGGAATGTTCCCATGTGATCTGACGGCAGATGTCGCGCCGGGAATGATGCCGGGAGATTTCGAGATCACCGCCATTTATGTCGGCTCCGAACATGTCGATTTCAAGGAACGTCTCACCGGAGATCGTCACGACGAAGCCGCTCTCATCCTGATCAAGGATCACGACTGGCTTGAATGGGCGGAAGAACAAGGTGGCGTTGCTGACGATTGTCGGCGTCCTGCTGGCGGTGATGTCGGGTCAACGCATGTCGATGCAGGGGCACGGATATGATCACAGAGCGCGAGCGCAAGCTCGCCTTCATCGCCGAAGCTGGCTTCACCGCTCTCCGCAAGAGCGTCCTCTTGATGCTGTCAGAACGCGGAGCTGATTGGCTCACAGACGAGCAAATCGACGATCTTTACAGAGCAGAAGCCGGTGCCTGGGAACGGGCGGAGAGGATGAACCGCGAGAACCGGGAAAGGGTGGCGGGATGACTTTAACGGGATCTCAGAAAAGCGCGCTGAAGTGGCTGATCAATCATTCTGGCGACGGCCTGTTCGATAAAAACGGCGTGCTGACCGCAGCAGGCGAACGCGCAGGCGTTATGCGATCGACTTGGAACGCCCTCATTAAAGCTGGCCTTGCTGAGAAATACAACAAGAAACGGCTCAGAGTTACCGAGCAGGGAAAGGCCGTGGACCTTCATGGGGTTGATGAATCTGAATCAGTCGAATTCACGGAGCGCACATGACCCCCCTTGACCGCATCAACCTCTACACGGCTAACCGACAAGGCTTGATAAGCAGGGAAGAACGGGATGCTCGGTTGGCCGCCGGCGACCGCCTCGAAGACCTTTGCGAGAGCGTACAGGACGCTGTGAACGAAGTGATAGAGGAATGCCGCCAGCGTGGCAAGCGCTGCGCCCGTGAGCATGAAGAGCTGAGAATTTCCGTCTACGCCTATCCGTATCAATCAGGTGATGGGATTTGCTGGGGCGTCGATAGCGATATCACCCATCAGAACACTAAGCGGGGGATCGTCCAATGACCAATGCATTCACCAACGACAAGGGAAGCTTGGAAGAGCGCGTCAACCTGTTCAACCAGATGGCATTACCCGGCCAGCCTCTCGGCATGCATATGGGGACATCATACCTCGTAAACGATCTGGCGCGCGAGAATAACCGGCTTGCAGCAGAGATAGAGCTGCTACGGGAAGCGCTGAGGCCTTTCTCAGATTTTGGCGTCAACGTCGATGACAACGGCTGGACATCGAATATTCACCGGGAGCCGATCTCGACGTGGTTCGGGCCGAGTGACTTCCGTTACGCCCGCGCCAAGCTCGAAGGAGCCTCCAATGACTGACAACCAACAGCTCATAGAGCGGCTACGCCGTGATGCCGCGCCTGCTCTGCACTTGGATGCCGCCGACGCTCTCGAATCCCTATCCGCAGAGATAGCAGAACTGCGGGAAGCGCTGAAGCCTGCGACCGAGATCGTCGAAGTGCTCGACCGCCATCTATCAGACGACTGGGTTCCGGTCGAAACTTGGAAGGTCGAAGCTCTTTCCAAGGCACTCGCCAAGCTCGAAGGGAGCGGAGCATGACCGACAATAACAAACGGCTCCTTGAATGGATTCGCACAGGCGAAACGGTCTCAAACACACATGATCTGATCGTTTCCGCCCTCGACGCCAAGGACGCCAAGATCACCGATCTTGAAGCCCGTCTCCGCATAGCAGAGAAGCGCGCGGAAGACGCTGAAGGCCGTGACGATTTCCTGATGGAGATCCTTCACATGACGCCGGAGGAGCTTAAGGAGCTTCGGGAACTGATCAAAGAGAGGAAGCAGTCATGAGTACCGCACAGCAGCTACAGACGGTAGAGGAACGCCGGGAGGTGACAGCACAGCAGCGGGCCGTAACCCCGCTCGACATGCTGAACGCCGCCCTTGAGCGCGGGGATGCCGTCGACAAGATGGAGAAACTCATGGATCTCCACGAGCGCTGGGAAAAAGCCCAGGCTCGCAAGGCATTCTTCGAGGCCAAGGCGAAGTTCAAAGCCAACGCACCGACGGTGGTTAAGGACGCCGAAAACAAGCAGTACAATTCAGCGTACGCCACGATCGGCAACGTCGTCAACACGATCAATGCAGTTCTCGGACAATACGATCTGGACGCGAGCTGGGACATCAAGCAGCCGGAAAACGCTGACGGCATCATAATCGTAATCTGCACGCTAACACATCCAGCGGGGCACAGCGTAAGCGTGGAGATGAAGTCAGCGCCAGACAAGTCGGGAAACAAAAATCCGATCCAGCAAATCAAGTCCGCTACGACCTATATGAAGCTGGCGACGTTCGAAGCCGTGACCGGGATTGCCACCAAGGAAGGCAACAAGGACGACGACGGCAATTCTGCCGGCGTTGCGCCGATCAACGACGTGCAGGTGAAGACGATCAACGATCTTCTGGATGACACCGCATCGGACCTCGAACAGTTCAAAAAGCATTTCGGCATCAGCGACGTGAAGGAACTTCCGGCACGCCGTTTCCAAGAAGCGATGAACATTTTCGCAGCCAAGAGGAAATTGAAAAATGGCTGAAGCAGCCGTGAAAGAGCAGACCACTGACATTTCGGCACTCGTCGAAACCAATCCCGTCATGGTTCTGACGGACGTAAAAACATACGAGCAATTCTACGCTTCCATCAAGGCTAAGATTGCAGCGTCGGAGCCGGATGTATCGACCGAAACAGGCCGGAAGAAAATCAAATCCCTAGCCTATCAGATCACGCGGTCGAAGACAGCCATCGACGATGCAGGCAAGAGCCGAACCGAAGAATGGCGGAAGCTGACCAATCAGGTGAATGCGCAACGCAAGAGAGTTCGGGAAGAACTGGAAGAGCTTGCCGCCGAAGCGCGCTGGCCGGTTACGGAGTGGGAAGAAGCGGAGGAACGGCGCACAGACGCCGTGGCCGAATTCTTCCATCGCATCCGCGATTACAAGACGCTCGAACACGGCGCGAATAGCGACGCAATCAAGCTGAGGCTCAACCGTCTCGCCGAAATGACGCTTGATGGAACGGTTCTGTTGGAACGCACCGCAGAAGGCGAGTCAGCGCTCGCCGTTGCGTACGAAAATCTGACGCAAGCGCTAGCTGCCGCTGAGAAGGCAGAAGCTGACGCCCGCGAACTCGAACGTCTCCGCGCCGAGAACGAAGCCCGCATCAAGGCTGAGCGCGAAGCGGCGGAGAAAGCCGAGCTGGATCGCATCGCCAAGGAAGCGGCAGACCGCGCCGCCGAAGAAGCCAAGCGCCGCGAGGAAGAGGCTGCCGAACGGGCGCGCGCCGATGAAAAGCGCCTGGCTGAGGAAGCCATCGCCAAGGCCGAACGCGAGAAGCAAGCCGCTATTGCGAAAGCCGAAGCCGAAAAACAGGCTTTGATCCGCGAGCAGGAACGCAAGGAAGCCGAGCGCAAGGCGGAGGAGGAGCGCGCCGCTGCCGAGCAGGCGAAACGCGAAGCCAACAAGAAGCACCGCGCCAAGCTCACCAAGGAAGCCATCACCGCGATCTGCCAGCGAGGCATCCCCCAGGATCATGCAGAGACCATCGTCGCCGCCATTATCGCGGGCAATATCCCTCATATCGAGATGAAATTCTGATGACAATCTTAGCCATAGATACCGAGACGAGCGGGTTTACCAAACCGAACCTTCCGCTGGATCATCCGGACCAGCCCTATATCGTCCAGCTCGCAGCCCAACTCTGCGAGGATGACGGCAAGCCGATCGCCGGGTTTTCGCTGATCATCGACAACGGCGTCGAGATCCCGGAGAAGGCGGCAGCTGTACACGGCATCACGGCAGAGAGGGCTGTTCAGTTCGGCGTATCTCCGACTTCAGCACTCGCGCATTTCGCCCATTTCCATCAGCGCGCGGACCTGATCATCGCCCATAACATCCGCTTCGACAAGATGGTGATGGAAGTGGCCATGACGCGCCAGCAGGGCAAGGAAATGCGCATCACGAAGCCTTGCTTCTGCACGATGGAAACGGCCACTCCCGTTATCAATATGCCGCCCACAGACCGCATGCTTGCCGCTGGCTTCAACAAGCCGAAAGCTCCGAAGCTCGAAGAATGCATTGAGCACTTTTTCGGTGAGAAGCTTGAAGGCGCACACGATGCGATGGTCGATCTGACGGCGTGCTTGCGGGTGTACCTCCACCTGAAGGCGTTGGAGATTGCCGTATGATGGAAGTGTTCGAAGACATTGAACAGGGGACTGAGCAGTGGTTCCGCGTGCGCGCTGCAATCCCGACCGCGAGCATGTTCAAGACTGTTCTCGCCAGCGGACAAGACGCCGGAGAGAGCAAGACGCGCCGCACTTACATGCTTCGTCTTGCGGGCGAGCGGATCACTGGTGAACCCGCCGAGACATACTCGAACTGGCACATGGAGCGCGGGAAGGCTTTAGAGCCGGAAGCGCGCAACCTGTTCGCCTTCATGCATGACGTGGAACCTGTCCAGATTGGCTTTATTCGCAACGGACAAAAAGGATGCAGCCCGGATTCACTCATCAATGATCGCGGCCTTTTGGAGATCAAAACCGCGCTGCCGCACATTCTCATAGATCACATTTTGAATGACAGGTTTCCGCCCGGGCACAGAGCCCAAGTTCAGGGGCAATTATGGATTGCCGAGCGCGAGTACAACGATCTCATGATTTATTGGCCAGGCTTGCCGCCGTTCATTAAGCGCACGGCCAGAGACGAAAAGTTTATCACCAAACTTTCTCAGGCGGTGGCGCAATTCAATGAGGAAATTGAAGCTGTTGTCGATCGCATCCGCTCTTACGGCGGCATGGAGGCCCCGGTCTCAGATCTTAAAGCAGCTGCAAGCGCATAGGGGATGGGGATGGACGATCCTGAATTCTGCCAGATCTGCGCCGCGCCGCTCACTTGGGAACACGACCA